AATTTGAAGGTAAAAAATATATTAAACTAAATGTTTGTAAGAAAAGAGAGATAGACCAGTATGGTAAATCGCATTATGTTGAGGTTGATACATGGAAACCTGAACCAAAGAAACAACAAGTTCAACAAGATGATGACTTGCCGTTTTAACAACTAACATAGGTCGTGTGTCTAATTGAGTATTCCCACCTATTATTGTCGTAATACTTGCGCTCAATTAGGCACGCCTCCTTTCTTAAACTAAACTAAACTATGAACAATTATATATTAATACCTAACGATATTAAAACAAGCGATATTCCTCCTGGTGCTAAAATATTATATGGAGATATATTATATTTATCAAACTTATCAGGATATTGTTTTGCATCTAATAATTATTTTTCAAAAGAATATAATGTGCATAATAACAGTATCACTAATTGGATAAAATCTTTAAAAGATAATAAATATATTATCACAAAATATAGTCAAGATGATAAGGGGCGTAAAGTAAGAAAAATATTCCCCTCAAAAAAATGTGGCTCTGAGCACAAAAAAATGTGGAAAGAGCATAAAAAGAATTATAACTACAAAGCTAAAACTAAAACTAAAACTAAAACTAAAGTTGTAATATGAAACTACAAGACTATGGAATTAACACAAAAGGAAAAATATCAGGGCAGTTTAGAACAACATGTCCAAAATGCTCTCAAGATAGAAAAAAGAAATCAGACCCCTGTTTATCAGTAAACATAGATGAGGGAGTATGGAATTGCCATAACTGTGGATGGACTGGCTCGGTAAACAAGAGGAAAGAGATTGTGGAGTATGTAAAACCTAAATGGAGTAACTATACAGAACTGTCTGAAAGGTTAGTTAGATGGTTTGCTGATAGAGGTATAACTCAAAAGACACTTATTAGAAATAAGATTACAGAAGGTAAAGTATATATGCCTCAAATACAAAAAGAGATTAACACTATACAATTCAATTACTTTAAAGGAGATGATTTAGTAAATATTAAATATAGGGATGGTAATAAGAATTTTAGGATGGTTAAAGATGCTGAGAAAATATTCTATGGACTAAATGATATAATTGACTCAGAGGAAATAATAATAGTAGAAGGAGAGATGGATAAATTATCCTTTGAAGAAGCAGGATATAAGAATTGCATAAGCGTTCCTAACGGAGCCAGTAATAGAAAAATGAATTATATAGACTCTTGTGAGGATATACTTAATAATATAAAAAAGGTTTATCTAGCCACTGATAATGATAAGGCAGGGGTGGAATTACAAAAAGAATTATCCAGAAGAATTGGTAGGGATAAATGTTATATGATAAGCTATCCTGAAGAATGTAAAGATGCTAATGATGTAATTGTAAAATACAATACAATAGAATTAGATAAGCGTGTTAAAGACGCACAGCCCTACCCTTTAGAAGGAGTGGTAAGCATAAGTTCTATATCAGATGATATTGACAGACTATATGCTAATGGGTTGAGTAAAGGATTAACTGTAGGTCATGGTTCTTTTGATAATATATTCAGCTTTGTAACATCACAACTAACTGTGATAACAGGAATACCTACACATGGTAAATCACATTTCCTAGAGCATCTATGTATGAGACTATCTTGTCAGCATGAGTGGAAGTTTGGGGTGTTTAGTCCTGAGCATTTCCCTATAGAATTACATTTCTCAGTATTAGCAGAAAAATTTATAGGGAAGTCTTTTAGAATTACACCTGACTATAATAAGATGGACTCCCAAGAATTAGAATATGCTAAAGAGTTTATTAATGAACACTATCATTGGATAAGACCAGACAGCGAAACATTTACTGTAGACTCTATATTAAATGCCACTAAAAGCTTAGTAATGAGACATGGAATTAATGCAGTTATAATAGACCCATGGAATAAAATTAGCCATGATTTTGGTAGTGGTAACGAAACAACATATGTAAACAACCTGCTTACAAGATTAAATATATTTAAACAGAAATATGATATACATATATTCTTAGTGGCACATCCTAGAAAGATGATGAAAAATCATCAAGGGATGTATGAAGTCCCCACTCTATATGATATTGCAGGTAGTTCTCATTTTTATAATCAAGTAGATAATGGAATAACTGTATATAGAGATTTTAGAGAACTTAAAACCACTGTTCATGTCCAAAAGGTAAAGTTCAGGCACTTAGGTATGATTGATGCAGTAGACTTTGAATATAACTATCAGAATGGAAGGTTCCATGAATTAGGAGCTTTGCCTGATAATGATTTGTATTATGTAAAAACGGAAGATTATGAGTTTGAAAGATAAATTTGAAAAAGACCTTGAACAAGGGAATAGGGGAGAGAAAATAATAATGATGTATTTATTTTGCCAAGGAATGAAGTTCGTTAGTTTTAATGATGATTATAAATATGATATTAAAATGTTCTCAGAGAAAAGAAATGAGGAGGTTTTGTTTGAAGTTAAGACAGATGTTTATCCTAATGATACTGGGAATTTAGCAATAGAGATTAGATATAAAGGAAAGCCAAGTGGAATATCACACACCAAAGCAGATTGGTTTGTATACTGGTATAGAGACATATCTTTTAATAATGTATGGATGATTAAAGTAGATGATTTAAAATCTCTAATAAAAAAGAGTAACTTTAGAATTGTGAATGGAGGAGATGGCAATCAAAGCCAGTTGGTACTAATACCAAGGAAAGAATATAAGAAGTATTTTAAAATAGACACTATTAAAACTAAAAAATTATGACAGAAACAATAGAAATGAATAAAGACTATGAATTTTACATCAACTACACCTTAATTGATAAGCAGATAGATAAAATAGAGCACAAAACAAAAAAAATAATCTATGTTTATTGTGAAAAGTGCATTTATATTTTTAACTTTGCATCTAGTGAAGCTGAATATATAACAGTATCATTAGAAAATTAACTAAACAATTAAATAAAATAATATGGAAGCAATAACATTTATAGCATTAGTTCTTTTAATAATAATTTTTCTTGGAAGAATAGCATTATCTGAGGGACATAGAGTAGAAGAAAAAAAGAAATTACAAAAGAATCTTGATGACTTTAATAAAAGGAAGGGTTTATGTGAAAGGTCTGAATTTCCTAAAAGATATAATAAGTCTGTTAGAATGCCAGGACATAATAAACAAAGAAAGAAATATAAACAATAACAATAGAAAAGCTAAGGTATAGGGTAATCACAAATGCTTTAAAAAAGTTTAATAACAATGCGGAGTTAGCAGCACTTTTAAAGCTGAACAAAAGAAACTTAAAGAACTAAAGAAATAGATGAGCAAAAAGAAAAAGCTGAACAGTAAAAATCCGAAGTACATGGACAAAAGCAAGTTAAAAGAAAGAGTAATAAAGGAAAAGAAATTAATGTGCACTACTAAAACAGGTTGCAAGGTTTATGGTATTTGGTATGAATGATACAGAGTTTACATATTTTACAATTATTGCAGTTAGTCTTTTGACAGGTTCATTGCTAGGAGTTTTATTATGCATGATTATAACCGCAAGGCAAAATAAATCATTAGAAAAAGAAATTGATAAATTTAGAGATTTATATTTTGAAGAAATGGATAAATGGAAAAATAAATATAATCAAGATGACTACGAAGCATATTAAAAGAAAATTAATATATTTATTACATAGAATGAATTTTCATAACTCTAAATGCAGAAGAAGGATATATACTACAGAGAAAGATTATTTATGTTTAATGACGGGTAATACCCATAAAAAGTTTAGATTATGAGCAGTTATTTACAACATTTAAAGAGAACTGAAAACTGTGTAGATACACGTTGGATAGTTAAATACAATAAGAAAGGGTTAGTAAGGGAGGTTAAACAGATTTATAATCCGTCAGAGTATTATGCTTTTAATTTACACAAAGGTAAAAATGCAAGACCCTTACATAATAAAAATGTGTTAATCAAAATATTAGAAGATGACAAAGAAAAAAGACTCTCATAATAAACATTATTGGGAAAAAGGAAGGAATGGATTTACACCAAAAGATTGGAAAGATATAGTTGTAGAAGATAAAGATGATAAATGGTCTGGTGGTAATTTAAATCCTGACTCACTAAATTTTGATTGTCTTTTAGATAAAGTATCAAAGAAGATTATAAACTTACTTAAAGAAAAAAATAAAGCATACGGTAACACTGCTTTAAACCCTCCGAGTATATTCAGTAAGCTTGATGCTACA